AATGGGAAGTTGGTGTACCGCGTCATCTGGTCGTTGCGCGCTTCAAAGTTGTTGCGCGGGTTGTCGTCCATTGGCTTGCTCATGTTCAGGACATACGCCTCATGGCTGACGGCCACCACAGCGTCGCCTGACGCCACCACGCGCACCATGGGCAGCACAGCGGCAATCCGCCCGGATGGTGACGGCACCAGCATGGGCATGACGGCATCGACCTGGCCGGTGTTGACACGCGACCCCACAGCCTCGACAACCACCATGGGCAGCGTGGCCGTGATCGAGCCCACGGTGCCGGAGATGCCTGTTGCCTGCGCGGTGAACTCACCCACGGTTGCACTGACGACAGCGCCACCGTAGCCCACCAGTTCGTAGCTGGATGGCATGAACACCTGCACAGAGCCGGAGCCCGCCACGCGCCCAGTCGCCTGGACTTCAAAGAGCGGCATCGTCGCGGCCACGCTGCCCATGTTGACGACTGTGCCTGCCGCAGACACGGACGGCGCCCGCATGCTGCCAGAGGCAACACCATGACCGGATGCAGCCGCCGACGCGCGCGGCATGCTGGCTGCAACGCGGTCACTTTTCTGATACCCGGACGCAGTAGCGGTGGGCATGCGCATCGTCACGATGATCTGTGCGGTGGGTGGTGTCTGAATCTCCACCACCGCGTCGCCGGTGAACTCATCCAAGAGAATGTCACCCACACCCTCGGACGGTGCCAGGAACATGGCTACGCCGATTTGCGTGAAGTCCTCCAGCACCGCATCGGCTGTGATCTCGATGGGCTCGCTGGCCACTGCAGAGCCGTCGCCCACGAAATCGTCCAGCGTGGTCGCGCCGTCCGCATTGGTCGGGTCTGCCGCCACCCAGCTGCCGGTGTTCGTGAAGTTGGCCAGCGTGCGTGAGCTGGTGCCGTTCACGCTGTCGTTGTCAACGACGATGGACTGGTCGGCGTAGAAGTCATCAAGTGTGGCAGAGCCAGAGCCGTAGGACGGCGGGAACGTGGCCTGCTGGTTACCTTCGCCCGTGCTGGTGAAGTCATCGATGGTGTTGTAGCCAGCGCCTTGAATGTCGGAAGTAGGCGCCGTGCCGCCACCGCTGAAATCGGCAAATGGCAGCGCCGGGGGCGTGAACGCCCCGGTGTAGAGGCATGTGCGGCTGATGCGCAGCTCGTCGATGGTGTACTGAGACAGTGGGTACGCCCCGCCGACACCATCCCACCCAATCGTCAGGTTGGTGTGTGTATTCGGGCCGGATAGGGTCGTGGCCCCACCTGCGAAGTCAGCAATTACACCGTCCACGAACAGCCAAGTATTGCCTGTGCCGTCACAGGCTAACGCGACATGGTGCCAATTCTGATCAGACAGTCCCGCGTAGGCCGTACCCAGCCAGTTCGCGCCATTCCGGTACAGAACCGGTCGCCCCAAACTCATTTCAACGCCCCAGCCTGGGTACCAGTAGTATGGCTCGACAAACATGACAATCGGTTGGCCGCCCACCGTAAGGGCGGTTGCGCTGTTCGCCTTCACGAAAAACTCAATCGTCCAGGTCGCGCCCAGCACAAACTTGCCGGTGTTCTGGCTGATGGTCGCTTGCGCCAGGCTCAGGTCCAGACCGCCGGAGAACTTGCCAGCAGCGGCACCGGCTGCATAGTTGGTGACGTTGACGGTGTGGTTGTACGGGCTGGCGTCGTCTGTGGTCGCCCCGGTGCCTTCGTCGAAGTGCAGCAGCAGAAGCGTCGGGTCTGTAACGCCCGCGGCCACCGCACCCGGCGGCGTGAAGTTGGCTGTGTACTTCGCGGTCTTGGTGATGACCACGTTGTCCATGCTGAGGCCTGGGAGTGTGGTGTACGCCCCAGGTGGGTTGGCGATGTTCAGCACGCCAAAGTTCGTGCCGGTTCCTGGAGTGATGTTAACGCTGAAGTCCAACGCACCGGTAGCTGGCTGCGCGATTCCTTGCACCCCATCCGCGTATGTCCTGGCCTGCGCTCCGTCATAGACAAAAGCGACGTGGTGCCACGCACCGGCAGAAAGGCCGTAAGCTGTTTGCAGCGATGCAACGCTCCATCCATTGGGGGTAATGTCAAAAGTGCCTGACCCGTATGACACCACGGCCATATAGACGCCACCCGTTGCGCCCATAAAAAACCCCTGACCAGCAGCTGGCGGAACAAAAATGTCAAACTCGATTGTCAGCGCCGTGAGGCCGTTCAGCTCGTTCAAGTCGGCGTTGTAATTGAGCACGGACATTGCGTTGTCCGCGTACACGTAAGTGTCGCCCGTCCGACTTGGGTTCACCGCTGGTGGGCTGGCGGTCACCTGCGAGTTCACCGCCACAGCGTGCGCATACCCACTCTGGTCTTGGAACCCACCCTCAAAGTTCAACGCTAGCCACACGTTCGGGTCTGTCAGCGTTCCGCCGCCACCACCGCCAGAACTGGCAGGGATGCTGCTTGTTGGCCAAGGCAGTGGTGCAGCAGTCGGGGCGTCTGCGCGCAGGCCGCCTTGGGTGATTCGCAACCCCTCGATGGAGGACACGATGCCGCCTGACTGTGTGGCAGAAACCGCCGCGCTCGCAGTCATAGCGCCTGGCCCGTTTGTGGTCAGCGTCAGCAGGTACTGACTCGCCGTAGGCTGCGACCAACTTCCATTGATCCCGAGTGCTGCAAGGCTCTGCACCAGCTGAGACATACCGGATGCCGTCAGCGGGGCGTTGGAGGTCGTGTACGGAATGCCCGCATTCACCCCCGCTGCTTGCACGGTTACGGCGGTTGTATATGAGCCAGATTGCCCAATCAAATACGAGATGGCCTGGATGTGCTGGGCACCAGGTGGCGCGCCGTACTGCCCGTTTGTGATAACCGTTGCCGACTGGTTTGCCTGCAAGTTCGATTGCGCGGCGTAGCCACCCCACGCGCCATAGTTCCCGTAGGCTTGAACACTGAAAGTCCAGTTCGCTCCGTCAGCCCCAGGCGTGGTGATGATGTTCACCGTGGCTCGGTCGGAGGCAGAAGTCACCGACTCCAGCGTGCCTCCGATGATCTGTACGATGCCAAGTGCGAGCAGGGACAACAAAGTTCCCGCGCCACCGCCGCCGCTCATGAGGCCGACGGCATAGCTGTGCTGAACACCATTCTTGGTGGCGAAGATGGTCCCGTACATGGTTTGTGGCGCATCCGCCCGATACCATGTGATGTTCACCGCCACCTTGTGGGCAGTTGGTGTCGCCGCCATGCCTTGCTGGATGGTGGTGCTGGAAACCTGCACCTCTGATGCGGTAGCTGGGCGCGCAGCGCCAGTGCTTGGGTTTCCGACGCGCAGCGGCAGCAAATTTGTGTACGCAGAACTCCAGTTCAAGTCATAGGTAATGTCTGAACTGCCGCCCGACCATACGGCACGCAACCTGACCGTGGCGCTGGTGCCGGATTTCACAAAAGAAATGCGCAATGCGGTGGAACCCGTCTGCGCCACCTGTATGGGGTTTGAGGCAGTCATCCATTGCAGGCTGACAATCCGCAGCTGGCCGGGCACACCCGTCGTTTCGATTGTGAACTTCGGTGACGTGACGATTTGCTCAGACACCGCTGGCCAAGCACCGGACCAGGTAAGCACAAGGTCCGTGTCAACATCGCTTTGCACGAACGATGGGTTTGAGGGGTGCTCGATGTAAAGCCCGCCACTTTGGCTTAGTGCCAGGGTTGCCCCGGTTGTCACCCCGTTGGCCGACACAATCCAGGCGCTTGTCGATGGCGCCTCGTTGGTCAGGTCACCGCCCTGAAGCAGCGCCGTTACGTTGTCGAATCGGGTATCAACGGCCATGCTGGGCCTCCAGGGTGAGGGTTATCAGGCGTTGCCAGCGGTCAGCGTCTTGGCAGTGACGACCAGCACCTGGCCGGTCGTCAGCGCCGTACTGGTCAGGTTGATGTCCTGCCCGCTGGTGCCGATGGTTCCCTGCTCATGGCAGGTGGTGCCTGCGTTGTCCAGGATGCGGTAATACCCGGCCGTGCCGTCGGCCACCACGTTGCCGGACCAGGAGCCCAGCAAACCCTTGGCGCCGGACGCCGCGTTGGCGGCCCAGTCTGCAGGCAGGGACAGTTCGGCCAGCAGCGTGCCAGTCTGAGCGGCGGCACAGTTGGTCGGGGCAGCACCCGTGAGAATTCGCATCTTGGGGGATGCGCCCAGGGTGGTTTCGTAGGTGTCCAGCATGGCGTTGCGGACGGCGGTGGAGAGCTTGATGGCCATGGTGTGGGCTCCTTGTTAGAAAACAGTGATCGGGAAGAGCTTGAAGTCGGGCTCGCCCCCAATGGTGAAAAAACCGCCTGGCGCGCCCTTGTCGTTGGTCATCCAGTTCAGGGGGGCGTTGGTCGGTGGCGCGCTGGCGTCGATGCCGGGGACGAACGGGTGCTGTGTGGCGGCGTCAAGCACTTCGTCCGGCGATACCGAGAACATGAACGTCTTGCCGTCCACCGATGCGTAGTTGTGCTTCGCAAACCAGCCGGTGAGGTTCGTGTGGGGTGCGCTGGCGAACGCCGGGGCCTGGTACATCGCCACACCCGATGGGAGCTGGGTGGTTTTTGTCTTGCTCTGTGAGCCGAAGGCCAGGTCGATCTGTACCTTCCGGTCATACACCTGACTGTTCTGGTCGGTGGTCGCTGGCTTGCTGATGACCTTGACCACGGCGACAGCGCCGGTGCGGGCGTCGGCGGCGAGCACCTGGGGGAATGACATGGTCAATTCACGCGATACAGGGCCGAAGGTTTCATTGAACCCGAGAGCGAACCCGCCAGCGGGTGGAGTCTGGTTGGACACAGCGGTCCCTGTCAGCTTGTAGTCATACCAGGCGAATGTGTGCACCACCGTCGACCCAAAAACCAGTTCAGCCGCTTTTTTGTCTTCCGTGGTGGAGGTGGTTGTTCTTGCGTGCGCGCTGTAGATGCCATCAAGCCATGCGGTCGCAGCTGCGGCTGCCGCATCCCCATCCTCTTGGCCAAAGTACCCCGTCGGCTGGCCACCGGCGCATATCGAAATCAACTCCTGGCCTATGAATCCGGGCGCGTTCGTACCGAGTGGTACAAAGTCGACAACAGAGCCCGTCGTGGTGGTCGTGGAAAGGTCGCGCCTGGTGACGTTCAGCGACACAGGTATTTCTGTTCCATCGTCGGCGTAGTCGAACGCGACTGGCACCATGTATTCCCTCTCAGACCCCGACCGCCGTGGCGTTCCAGGATACGTGATGATCTCCGCCCCAGGCTGCAGGCCGTTGCGAAACACAGTCTGGCCGCCGCCAGAGCATGTCCAACCAGACTCCCAGGTAATGTTTGGGCCCCAGACGACCTCATTGGTGGTTGGCGGTTCAAGGTCCGAATACTGCTCATCCTTCGTGACAACCATAAGCTCGCCGCTGGTGGTGTGGGTCACACCGACGCGGGCCGTCGTCCCGATGATCTGCAGAATGGCAGTGCCAGCGACTTTTTTGGACTTCCCTATCGAGCCTGGGAGCGGGTTGCGCCACCGCGCCAGCGTGTTGAACTTCTTGCCGTCGGGGCTGAAGTAAACAGGGTCCGTAAATGCGTAGTCCTGCGGGGCGTTGATGGTCACAGAGAATTTCCAATCCGCAGTGCCGACCTGCCGGTAAAAAACGAACAGGCGTGTTTCCGGGTACTGGTTTGCGCTGGTCGCCATCAAGTAGTACGCCTTGCCCTCAAACTCCACGATGCCTGCGCCCTTGACGCCGCACACCTCAAACCCGACACCAGGAATCAAGCACTCGGTTTCGATCTTTTTCCCGCCGTCATAGATGTTGGGCAGCTCATAGGCACCGCTCCCGAAAAAACGGTACCGCTGCGGGAACGCGCTGTACGTGATGACGCGCGTCTTGCCACCAACTTTCCCCCTCCAGTCGTTGGAGCCGGTCACCACGGCCTTGTGCTCCTTGACCTTTGGCTTGGCCTCTTCGCCCTTACCAATGGTCACGGTGGCCTTGGGCTCAACAGCGTTGCCTTGGCTGTCTGTCAGCACACCGTATGGGTGCGCATCGCTGTGGGGCAGGCACACGTAGCCGCCACCGCCCGCCCGCAACCTCACATACGAGTGGTCACCCTCAATGCGCACCTTGATCGTTGCATCGCCCACCTGATACGACTGCGCGGCATAGCGAAGCCCAGTAGCCCTGAGCGACTTCAGTTTCGCCAGGGCAAAGGGCAGGTACTCGCCACCGCCGTCAATATCCGTGTGGACGTTTACGCTCATTGCGCGGGGATGGTGAAGCTGAAGGCGTCAATCGTGTTGGGGGAGCCAACGGTGATAGACAAGTTGCCCAGGTTCATGTCGCCGCCACTGGTTGCGATGGAGCCGTCCATGCGCGGTGCGGTGGTGCTTGCCGTGCCGTCGTCCACGGCGTTGCCACGGAAGCGGAACCAACCGGCGGTGCCCACGGCGATACCGTTGAACTGCCACAGGTCGGTGTTCTTGGTCACGACGCCCGCTGCCGGAGTAGCAAGCATCAAGCCGTTGGTCGGCGCGCCGGGTGTGAACGCCCCACCGGCCACCGTGACGGTGCCCAGCAGAGTGCCCGCTGCGGCGGCGTCGGCAGAGGCTGGCTGCGCGCCGCTGTAAACGTCGATCACGCCGCTGGCCAGTGCACCGGCGAAGCCCTGGGTGCCAGCCATCGCGTTGCGCAGCCCCGTTGAGAGTTTGATGGTCATGTGTCAGTCCTTTCAAAGACGTGGGTTGAACGCCGTGCCGCCCGCGACCAGGGTGGCCACGAACTTCTTTTCGCCGTCATGGCGAACAAACGCACCACCGGCCTGAAGGCCTGGCGGCACGCTCACGTACTCTTGGGTGATGTTTTGGAATGGGACGGCGCGACACACGCCGCGCTTGGTCCACATCAAAACCGTGTCGTTGTCGTCGTCGAACGCCCAGGGCCAGCCCGGCACGGTGCCGTAAGGCGCAAGCTGCCGGAATGCGTCGTCGTCGTAGGCATAAATCTCTGCGTCTGTGCCGACGATGAGCGCACCAGCGGTGGGGGCCAGCATCTGCACGCGGCCGGGCACCATGAAGAACCCGCTGTTCAGGTTGAAGAGGTGGAACCCGAGCGGTTCGCTCACCCACACCACGGTCTGGTTCTGGGGTGGTAGGTACTGGGCAGCGAACATGCGCCCATGCCAGTGCTGAATCACATCGGTGCCCATGGGCAGCGGGTCCGTGAACTGCGTAGCCAGGTCCGTGCCCAGCGCGTCAGGCTGGTGGTTCCAGGTGAAACTTGTCGATGCCACCTCGCCCACCAGCTGAAACACCGTGCTGTCGGCCGGCGCCACATACAGGAGCGTCGTGAGGCCTGGGAACTGAGGTATGCCAGAAACACCCACGGCCTCGCCATCGCGCAGCTGCAAGCTGGTGGACGGCCCTGCACCTGTCTCGCGGCCATCGGGCAGCAGGTAGGTGAGGCAGGCCTGGTACGTGCCCCCAGGCAAGGCGCCAGACACGGCAGACAAAGCGGGGGCAGGCGGCGTCGGCCAATCCCAGTCATGCACGCTGTCGTCCGATGCGATGAAACCCCGGTCCACGCCGTTGTTGAAGAACACCTGGCGGTTGACCTCCGCCCAGTGCATGCGCCCGGTGCCAGCCAGCAGCGCAACGGTGGTGGTCGTCATGTCGGCATGAACACTCAGCAGCTGCTGGTCGGCAACGACGTAGAGGCGCGTGTGGTCCCGCGTACCGAACGCACCACTGGTCGGCATGTTGAGTCGTCGCGTGTAGCCACGTCGGCGCTCAATCGCCCCGGTGTTTGTGATGTCGATGTTGTCGGCCTTTGAAAGCCAGCCGAGCTTGAGCCGCAGCGGGTCGCTGGCGTTATTCAGGCCCTTGAAGCGGCTGACGGACGGGTTGCTCATCTTTCCGATTCTATCGTAGAGGGTAGATTACGAGGTTACCCGCTTTATCTTTTCGATCGTGCGTGCGGTGCCCAACCCAAGGATGCCTGTCAGGATGACCCACAGCGCGTCCGTGTCCAGGATCGGTGGCGGGTTGAGCCCGCCGGGTATCCAGCCTACCGCCTGCAGAAGTGCCCAAGCCCAAACCAGGAATGGGTACAGCACAAACTGGTAAGCCATGGCGGCTACACCGACCCAACCTACCGCCGGACGCCATCCGCTGACGAAGACGCTGGGATGCGCACTCTCGACGGCGTTCACCGCTGTCTGGCTGATTGCGAGGTCGGCCTCCACCCGCATCTCCTCCAGACCGAGCCGGCGCAGCTCGATTTCAGCGTCGAGTTTTTCCTTGTCTGTCGTTACAAGATCGTCGATCAAGCCACTGACAGTCTCGGCGAGCCCGCCGATGATTGGTGCAAAAACAGGGTTCATGTGGCCTCGCGCAATGTGCGGTTGACCCAACCGAGCAGAAATTTGCCCTGGGTGCGGTCCTTGTTGACGATGGCGGCGTACCGGGAGAGGCGCGCGAGTGCGTACTTGGCCAGGAACAGCTCTGGGTTCATGGCGTTGATGGCGGCCACGGTCTTGGGGCCGACAGTACCGTCTGGCGTGACGCCAACCACCAGCTGAGCCAGTTTGATCGCCACAGCCGGGCGCTTGTAGGCGCTGCTGTTGGTAGCAAAGCTGTAGATGGTGAAGGCCACGTCCTGGCTGCTTATGTCATCGCCGGCAATGGGTGTCCACCAGCCTGTGCGGTAGAAGGCACGCACCAGCTCAGCCGGAGGTGTGTCCCCGCGGTCGATGTAGGGCCACCCAGGCCATTGCGGGTTTTTGTTGCGGGCGATCCCGGCGTAGGTCACCCCGCCAGTGTCTCCAGCCACGTTGTGCAGCTTGTACCCGCCCTCTGCGAGCAGGGCGCGCTCGAACGCTTTTGCGAAATCAGCCACGGTGTGCCTCCTTTCGCCGCTCAACGGCTTCCTGGCGGGTATCGGCTCCGCCCTGGCGCCGGTCGTACCACCCAGAACGGGCGTCGTCCATGTCGCGCAGCTTCTGGGCGTGTTCGCGCTCTGCCCGGGCGTCCTCACGGTGTTTGTAGAACCAGTTGATGCCCTGGCCCACGATGAGGCCGATCACCGCCACCGCGAGGCCGCCAAAGGCCGCCAGCTCATTGGCTGTGAGCCCCCCGAACACGGCCACTGGTACGGCGGAGTATCCGGTCTTCGTGATGGCTGCCCCAATTGATGCACCGTCTTGTCCTGTCACTTGCATCTCGATACCCATTTTCTGCTCCAGTAAAAGTGATCAGGCGCTCACGGCAAACGCATTGCTCGCCGCTGTTTTTGTTGCCAGCAGCTCAGACGCCGCCGTGTTGCCGGTTGACAAGGTGAATGCCCACACCGCGGCGGCCACATCGGCCGGCGTCATGGCCCCGCCGGTGAGGCTGTACGTGCGCACGGCTTTGGCCCGAATGTCCACAGAGCCGTTCACCTCGTCGTCAGGGCTTGCAGTCGGCATGCCGTCAACCACCACCGCGGCGTCGATACCCGCGCTGGTGTACGCAGCCAGTGCCCGGCGCAAGCGCCATGAGCCCATCAGCAGGAGGTCGCGCCCGTCAAAGCGCATGACCTCGGGGTACCGCATGCCCGTTGCGGTGGCCTGCCATGCAGCCAGCACGTCATACACGTCCTCGGCCACGCAGAGCTGGTTGCCAATGTCCACGCGCAGGGCGGGGCCGTCCGGGGTGACAAAGGCGTCGGTGGTGCCCTGCCCCCGCCCGTAGATGGCCACACCGAAGCCGTCTTTGTTTTCCACCTGGGATATGGGGAAGCCCACTTCCACGGTGTTGGCGTAGGTCAGGTCAATCGGGCCAAAACCGGGTTTGCGGATTCGCACGGTGCAGTTTGCCAATCCCGCGTCATAGTCGTAGGACATGACTGCCGAAGTGGGCGAGTTTTCCAGCAGCGTGAGCGGCACCTGCCCTGGGGTGGGCACACCGGCAAACACAGCCACACTCGACCCGGCCTGCAACCCGGTGAGGGTCAGCGTTGCCACGTCCAGCGGGTACAAAGCGGCGTTTTGCAGGGCCAGCGTGGTGATGCCGTCGATGCGCAGCGAGTCGATGCGGTTGGTCACGCTCGCAGCCGTACAGGTGACGCGCATGCGCAACCCGAAGCCCAACACAGGGTCGATGCCGGTTTCAGCGGCGAGGTTGGCGTTGCTCATGGTTTTCCATGCGCCGTACCCCGTGCCGTCCTTGTCCAGCGCGTACTCCAGCAAGTGGTTGGCGGTGTTCTGGCCGCTGATCGCCATAGAGTTAAGCCCACTCCACCCCAGGATGCGCCACGGCCACGTCCAGACGATTTGATCGCCCACCGCCGCGAACACAGCCCGGCCCGCACCGTTGAATTTCGGCGTGCCCGCCGTGATCTGGTACGCATCGGGGTTTGCCGCCGACTTCTCGACCAGAATGAGCGCAGCCCGGGTCGTCGTGTCCCCGGTGAATCCGTCCCACATGCAGTTGCCGTACACAGCGGAGTAGCTGCTGGGCACCCCGCCGCTGTTCCAGCGATTGCCGTGCGTCACGCTGTCAAGCTGTTGGGGGCCGACTGTCTTGCTGGCGTCCACCTGGTAGTTGTTGACGCTGGTGAACCGCTTTGTGGTGTTGGTGCCGCCGTGCAGACCCAAGCGCAGGCCGGTCGTCCAGTTGCGTTGCACCTTGATCGTGTCGTTGTTGCCGCCATCGTCAAAGATGTAACCCATCACGTTGACGTTACCGGCATTGAACGGGGCTGTGTCGGTGCCACAGTTGCGCAGGGTCGCCTTCTGCGTGGTGTTCGCAAACATCAGAGCGAGGTACGGGTGGCAATTCGCCACACCGGGCCAGTTTTCGATGCCGGTCACGTCAACCACCTTGCACTGCCCGACCAGTTCGACCGCCCGGCTCTGCGCCACCGTGCCGGTGGTGCCCACGTTGGTGTCGGCATAGACGTGGCGCAGGATTTTCAGGTTGTCAGCGGCCTGCACCAGCACGCGCTTGGCGAACGTCCATATCTCGTCGATGACGGCCGGGCCGCAGGTGTTGAAATAGAGCGCGCCTGCCAAAGCGGGTACGCTGCCAACGTGCCCGCCGCGCAGCTTGCCGAATGTCCAGCCGCCGTACAGGTTGACCAAAATGGCCGCGTAGCTGCTGGTGGCGGTGGAGGTGGCGCGCAGCCAGCTCATGGAGCCCACTGCGCCACCGTTGTAGCTCTGCTGGATGACGATGCCGTTGGTGTTGAAATCGGTGGCGCTGGTGCTCAGGCCCTGGTGCAGCCCGTCAATGTCCATTGCGGTGGCGCACTCGCCCAACAAGATGTTGTCGCAGACGTGCAGGTCGCGGATGCGAACCGAGTACGCCTGCACCACGTTCCAGTACCAGCAGCCGGTGACTTTTCGCACATCCATCACACCCGCGTTGGTGTAGGCCGACTCGTAGCGCGTGCCCATCGTGCGGGACGGCTCCACGTTCACAAGCCGGTTGGCGGTGGTGCAGTTTTGCAGGTTGATCGACGGCACCCGCACGGCACACCCGAGCGGTGGCACCAGACCAGCAGGCAGCGAGTCGGTGCCCACGCCGAAGGTGACCACGCCCGTGGTGCTGATATGCACGAAGCTGCTGCGTGAATCGGTGGAGCAATTCGCGCTGGTGTGGCGCGTGCCTGCGTTGGGCCAGAATTGAAATTCCTCGGAGCCGGGTGCAGTCTCGACCTCAATGCCCGGGTACCACGTACCGCCGTCAGCGGTGAAGTGTGGGAGTTGCAGGGTCTGCCCCGGGTTGCCGTTGGTGGTGCCCACGAACACGTCATTGCCGACCATTTGCATGGTGCCCAGCCGGGCGTGACTGTGCGTGCGGGTTTCTTCCCCCACCAGAACAATCCAGCCGGGGAGTTCCACGCCGGTCATGCTCGCGCCGATGCCGGTCAGCGCCCCGGGGGCGAAGCCGGGGGCCGTGACGCGAACCTTCAAAAATCCAGTGGCAGGCAGGGCCGCGCCCGCTGCGTACACGGCACCACCCATGTAGTTTTCCATGACGCACAGCAGGACGGCAGAGGCCGCGCCTTGGGTGATGGTGGAGCCGTAAGCGGGTACGTTACCGGCGCCCGACGTGTAGGGGATGACCTTGGTGTTTTCGGTGGTGACAAGCCAGTTGCCGCCCGTTGCCGAATCCACAGTCAAGTTGCCCAGCGCCCCGGTGGCGGCTGAGGCGTTGGGTGCATACCGGCTGTCGCAGTCAATCGTGAGTGCGCCGCCGTTGATGTTGTACGTGTCGCCGCCTGTCTTGCCGGCCAACGCGGTTATCAGGGTGGGCGTGGTAATCGTGAAAGTTGCCATGTCTTACCACTTTGGGGGTTTTGCTGGGCACTTTGACGACACCCATGCGGTTTTGCCGGGCAGGTAGCAGCCACACAGGCCGCAGGCACCCGCCCCGCGAAAAGCGCCCGGCTGCATGTCCGGGCACGTTTTGCAAATGGCCCGCCTCTGATCTTTGACCTCGGGGGTGGCCTCAACGATGTTGAGCACCTTGGACAGCAAAGTCATGTCGCGGGCCATGTCATCACACCGTCAAACCGAGTTTGTGGGCGTTGAACACAGAGCGCCAAGAGCCGGTCAACTCGGTACAAGACAGAGTGCCCAGCTCAGCCAGCTCGGACTGCAACGCAGCGATCTGGGTGCCCTGCAGCGTGTCCACCGCTTGCAACGCGGCGACTTGCGCTTGCAGGGTGGCGATAGCGCCCACGCCAGCTTCAGCAGTAGCGATGCGGCTTTGCAGGTCAGCGATCTGAGAGGCTTGGGCAGCGTCGGTGGCGGCCAGGTTGCTCAGCGCGGTCTGGGCAGCGGCCAAAGCGGCTTCCAGGGCGGCGCAATCGCAAGCGGGTTCGCCACCTGTGCCGTTGGCGATCTGGCTCTGGATTTGGCTGATCTGGCTTTCCAGAGCCGACACTTGGCCTTCCAAGTTGCTGATGGAGCCAGCGGCGGTGCCCGCGGCATCTTCCAGTGCAGCCACCCGGGCGGTCAGGCCAGTCAGGGTGTTGATGAGGTTTTGCGCGGTTTGGAAGCCTTCGGTGTTGGGGTCAGCGTCCAGCAAAGACTGCAGGGTGGCCAGCTTGGCGTTGATCTCGGTCAAGTCAACGGCGGGCATGCCAGCCAGCACGGCCAGTTGGTCGCGCAAGTCCTTGATTTCGTCGCCAACGTCGGCAGCGATGTTCTGGACCAAACAGACCAGCAAGTTTTGGATTTCGGTTTTGGCGCTCATGGGGTTTCCTTTTGGGCTTGGGGTTGCTCACCGGAATTGGTGACGGGTTTGCAGCCGTTGCTCGCAAGCAGCGACTCAAGTAGGGCCGCGCGTTGGCGGATTTGCTCCAGCTCGGCAGAAACCATGCAGTGCAGGGTGTCCCCCAGCTCGCGCCCGATTTCGGCAAAGGCACAGGCCAGCTCGGCCTTGAACTTCTCCACATGGGTCACAGGGTTGTCTCCGTTATGCTGGACAGCACGCCGCCGGCGTAGGCGAACGTCTTGCGCGTGGTCACACCGGCGCGCAGCTGGTCAATCTGCACAAGCTGGCCGCTGGTGTAGGTCAGCACCTTGGTGGTGCCGTCGGCGTAGGTGATGCCCGTCAGCTGGCCGGTCGTGTACGTCATCACGGGCGACTTGAGCGGGTCGTCGGTGTTGTTCAGCCGGTGGGCAATCAGGCCGGTGCTGTCGCTGATGTGCAGGTCAAAGCCCAGCCCGCGCCGCACCGCATAGATGGTGTTCGGCGTCAGGGTCGCGGGCAGTGCCGCGACTTCCTTGCGGGCGTAGAGGGCGGTGGCCATCGGCTATCACCAAGCGGCGTTGGCCCAGTTGGCGCCGACTGGCGTGCCGTTGTATGTCATGCTGCCACCGCCGTCCTCGCCAATCTTGGCCAGCTCTACGGCGTTCGCGTGGGTGTGGCGCTTGGTCACGGCGTCGTCAATGTCGGCCACGGCGCTGGCGGGCTTGCCGGTCAGGTTGGCCCAGCTCAGCACCAGGTCCATGCTTTCGGACTCGCTGGCCTTCACCCAGCTTGTGGTGCCGGGGTTGTAGAGGTAGGTGGCGCCGCCCGCGGTCACGGTGGTGTCGCCGGTGGCGTCGATCACGTACACCCACTTCGCGGCCGTCAGCGGCAGCAGCGCGTCGCGCGCGGCGATGTTGTTGACGATGGTGAGCTGGTTGCCCCCGGTGGTGGCCGCGGCGATCATGGCCGCTACGTCCGACTCGTTCAGGACATGGCGCGCGGCGGTGCCTGCACTGTTGACGACGAACAGCTCAACGAGCGATGCGTTGCCCGCCACGGACACGGCGTACACCGCGTTGGCTTCAAGCGTGCCCGGCAAGGCGGTGACTTTGTAGAAATTGAGTGCTGTTGCCATGCTGGCTCCTTACCAGGCCGGGGTGCCCGACCAAACCTGTTGAACAAAAAGGCCGTTGTCTGGCCCGAGGGTGAGGGTGTTGCCCGGCGCGGCGCTGATGGGCGTTGTGTTGGGTGGGCCAGGTGGACCCACCGGGCCGGCTGGACCAGGTGGCCCCTGTGTTCCGACCTCGACCAGCTCCATGTGGAGCGTCGTGATCTCAAGGGTGTCGAGCAATTCGACGGTCTGAGTGACGAGCTCTGTCACCGCGTCACCTCCGGGGACACGCACACCGGGCCGTAGGTCAGCCGGCGCACGTCGCCGCCAGGGAATACGATTTCGAGGTCATAAACCGCGTCGGTCCAAGCCCACGCGGATGACTGGGTGGCAGTGATGAGGACGGTGATAGTCCCAGCAACGCCGCCGAGGGCCAGCCCGCCGTTGGTGGTGGTCAACTCAAACAGGGCGGTGGGCGACTCAACCGTCGCACGACCCTGCAGCCGCGCCGTACAGCCGGTGAGGTCCACAGGCACGGGCGGCTCGCCAGAAGACCACGTGATGATCTTGCGGAACGTCGCCCCCTGGTCGATCTTTAAAGGTACGCGGTGGGCGGCCATCAGATACCTCCGTAGATGGTGACGCCGACGCTCCGACGCGAACGCTCCTGCTCCTTCATCGCCTGGAAGCAGTAGGCGTCGAACTTGGCCTTGTACTCGTCGCTTTTGCGCTTGCTGAACATCTCGGTGTCGTGGTTGTCGTACGCGAGGTGCTTGACCCACAGGAGCAGGTGCCTGTGGTGCTGCTCGTCGATCTCCAGCGCCTGGTTGCCGCAGTCACAGATGCGGCGCAGTGGCAGGCGGAACACCCGCATCTCTAGCGTGGCGTCCTCGGACGGGACGGGCCATGCGCGCAGCGCGTTTTTGTCAAGGCCGGTGACCAGGCACCGCACGGGGCCCACTCGGCCGTCAAATCGGATGTCCTGCTTGTAGGCCATCTCCGAGTTGACCAGCGGGACTTCCCGCCCTGTGTCGGTGCGGTATATGCCACGAATTTTTCGGATGAGCTTGGACGTCGGGTACCACTCCTGCCCAGCCACCACGGAGATGCGGCAGATGTCAGGTGTGCGACTGTCCTCGATACCTTCGGTGAGGCGGCAGAACATCTTCTGTGCGTCGTCAAGGTACGAGTACACCTCCTCGTCACCGATCAGGTACGGGGTCTCGGTGTCCCGCATCTCTTGGCGGTACAGATTGAGGAGTTCTGCCGCATCCATGGCTTACTCGGCCTTGCCCTGGACAAACTTGGCCCAGGCGGCGTCGCGCTCGGCCGTGGGGGCATCCCAACCGAGCAGGTCTTTGAGCGCCTTGGGGTGGGGCGTGCCGCCCGCGGTGAAGCTGCCACGTTTGTTGGCCAAGGCCAGAGTCTCGAAGGCCTCGAAGAGCGCAGCTTCGCGGGCCAGCGGGTCACCGGGCTCGCCAGGGGTGGCGTGTTTGGCGGGGTCGGTATCCACCTCGCTCTCGGGTGCCCCACCCACTGCCAGCACTTCGCGGTACAGCTCTGGGGGGACATGAGTTGGTTCGCCCTTCACGAATTCGACCGAATGGCCAAACCCGGTAACGACACGGCTGCGGTTCATCACAAATTTCATGTTGTTCTCCTGTCGTGGGAGAGGGGCCGAAGCCCCTCTCATTCACATCAGTTGGGGTAGGTTTCCATCGCGCGGCCATCCACGGTGAACATCACCCGGATACGCGCTTTGCCTGCGGTGGCGCCCGCGGCGGTCAGGCCGGCGGTGGTCAGGCGCAGAGGCTGGCCGCCATTGGCCAGCAGGGGCACCACGGTCAGGGCTGTACGGCTACCAGCAGCGGCGGCGTCCAGGTCCATGGCGTTCACCAGAGCGGTGGTGCTGCCAGCGATGCCGAGGGACAGAGTGGCGCCTGCGCCGACGCCTGCGAAGGCCTCTTCGACGATCACCTCACCACCGACGATGGTGGCGCCGTAGGGCAGGTTGACGGCGTCAAACACGACGCCGGCGGGCGCGGTCAGGCCGGGCACAGAGCCGGCTGGGTCAGCAGCCGCCACGGACGAGCCGAAGGTCTTCTTGACCAGGTCGACGGTGTCGGTGACGTAGTCACTGAATTTGAAAACGAACTCGGCAACCAGGGGGTACTGGGCCGTGCGGGAGGCATTGAGTTTGGCCATGTTGGGCTCCAAAAAGGTTCTTGAGAAGTTGCTGGGCAGGCAGGCCTTGTGGGCCTACCCGCCCGTCCGGCATCACTGCGCCACGTAGACGCTGATCACGCCGAAGTCTTCGACCGAGTCGTTCTCGTACATATTTGCGAACTTGGGCTTGAGGAAGCCGAGCACCTTGCCAACAGAGATACCCTGCTGGTTGTCGTAGTCGAAGCCCTTCTCGTTCCACTCGGGGGTGCCGATGTCCGCCATGCCGAGTGCCTGGGCACCGCAGAACAGCATCTGGCAGCCGTCCACGTCGCCAGCGGCACCCCACTTGGAGCCGGAAGCGGCGCCGGACGTGTTGTAGACGTGGCGGAACTCGTGCAGGTAGATGCCGTCGATCTTCACGCTGGAGCCGGTGAACAGGGGGTTCGAGCCGCTGCGGTCTTGCGCATGGCGCAAGTTCTGCAGGTAGGTGGGGTCCAGCTTCAGCTTGGCCATCGCGGTGGGGCTCAGGAACGCGTGAAACACTTCCTCGCCACCGCTCTCGCCGACGCCGCGCATGTAACGCTCTTTGGCATAGGCCTTCAGCTGCACGAACAGCTCCCACATTGGGGTGTCGGCCGCGGTCACTGCGCTGGTTGCGCCACCAGACACGATGGACTTGGCGGTACCGTTCCAGCGGATGCGGCGACCGGCAGTGGGGGCGCTCACGTCGGCGGCGAACTCCAGGGCGGTCAGGTCAGAACCGACGCGGTTGGCGCCGTTGTTCTTCTTGCTGTAGGGCACGCCGGACAGTGTCAGGAACGCCATCTGGTCGATGCGGTCAGCCAGCCAGTAAGACAGGCGGTCGCGGCTGTTACCGCGGAACTCCACAATCGACTTCTGGTCGGCCATGCGGCCTTCGTGGCGGTTGGCATGGCGCAGCATGTCAATGCGGATCACCTGGTCGTAGGTGCGCATGGCTTCTTCGTTGCCTTCCAGCGTGCGGTCGCCGGCAACGCCGTCGCCCTGCAGGTCGGCCAGCAATGTGATCACAGCGCGGGCGCCCTTCTCGGATTTTTTCAGCTCAGTGATGTGCTGGACCATCGAGTTGGTGCCGTTGCCCAGGAACTTGTTGAGGAAAGATTGGTTGCGAGCGTGTTTCCACAGGTCCATGGACCAGGCGGTCTTTTGCTCAGAGGTCAACAGACCGAAGTTGGTGAGTGCCATTTTGGCTCCTTGATAGACAAACGATGAAGTGGGCCTAGCCCTTGCTTTCGTCGATGTGTCGTATCGACCAACGAGGTTTGGAAGCTGCTGTCGGGAGCTTGCCTTGTCCGATGCGCGTAGTGTAATCGAAAAAAGAGCCTCGATCGTCTAAAGACAATCGAGGCTTAAAAGACCGCAGTGGTCTATGGCAAAGCGGTCTACGGAGTCTCTGGTCAGCGAGCCATCTCGCGGGCGATGGCGTGCACCACGCCGCGGAAGATAAAGTCCTTGGCCTTCTGCTCGGCCGGCAGGTCGGCGTACGGGACGATACAGGGGTGCTCTTTCTTCTCGGGGTCCTTGATCGGGCCGTAGGTCCAGCCGGTGTCGAGCTTTTCGCGCATCCAGGCGTCGTGGCTGGCGCTGACGCCCAGGTTCGGGTTGGCCAGGTGCAGCTCAGCGCCCTTGATGGCTGAGTCCTTCTGCCATTGCGGGGCATCTTCCCAGTCGACCTGGCTTTTGTCACCCAGGGCTTCGCAGTAGGCTTTGTTCACCTCATGGGCGACGCGGGCGATGGAGTGGGCGAGGGATTTCATTGGCATGCCTCGCAAGTCCCTTCGCCCGACAGGTCGCAGGCTTTGGTGCTGTCGAGCCAGTCCTGGTCATCGAGCTCTGCGTCCACCGCAGCCATCACGGACAGCTTGCTGCGCAACTCGTAGCCCATGAGCGGCCACACCTTGTTGATGGCATTGGCACGGGCGATCTTGCGGCCCACTTCGGCGTCGAAGTTTTCAGGGCTGGCGCAGGCTGACTCGCCGGTGACCGTGAAGCCATTGCGCAGGACCAGAACACAGAAGGTCAGCAGGCTGAGACTGCTTTCGTACACGGCTGAGGGGCGGTTTTTCGATACTTCCTCACCCATCACGCCGTTCTCAGCCGTGAAGTAGTAACAGCTCTCGATGTTCTCCTCAATGTCAGCGGGCGTGACGCGGGGGGCGGTCAGGCCTTTGGCCTGGATCAGGCGTTCGATGCCGGCGTCGGAGGTGTCGGGGGATGCAATGTGGTTCATGGTGTGTCCTTAGATGGTGTCACCCCGCATCTGGGCCAGCTGCTCGTCGGTGAGCTTGGCGAAGTCCGCCTGGGACATCTTTTTCAGGTCTGCAGCGGTCAGCGCACCACCGGCCTTGTCGTTGTCCATGCCCACGCGGGCGGTGCTGGGGGGCGTCCGCTTTGCGGCGTCGAGGGCGGTCTTCACGGCACCTTGTTTGCGCTCGGTGGCCTTCTCTTTGGCCACGTCTTTCTCACTGACGCGGGGCGTGGTGTCGAGCACCTTCTGCTGGGCCTTTGTGGACGCGCCGAGCAGCTTCTCGACGGCCTTCTGCATGGCGGCGGTGGGGGTCAAGCCGCGGCGGGCCTCGTACGACGCCTTCAGGTCGACCACGTCCTGCATCAGGTCGGCGTCGTAGTCGTCGTGGTCTGCGTTCAGCATCGGGTACTCAGCCTCGATGCGCTCCAGCGCGATGTTGTACCGTGCGCGCTCCGCAGCGCGAGACTCGGCCGCAGCAATCTTCATGTCGCTCTTGGCCTCAGCCATCTGGCGCTCCAGACCGCGGATTTTCGCCATGGCGGCGGTGGCTTTCTCGACCTCGCCGTCAGCCAGGAGGGTGGCGTACTCCTTCTCCAGCTTGAGGATGTCGTTCTCCGCAGTGGTGATGTCTTCGTTCAGCTGGGCCACCTGGGTGCCCTGCTGGTACTGGGCCAGCTTCTGTTCGAGCTCGCTGCGCTTGGCGCGCTCCTTCTCCAGCATCTCCTTGTGGCGGGAGAGTGGAATGCGGGCCTCGCGTTTCTTCGCGTCGGCTTTCTCTTCCTTGTCGTCCTTGTCCGCTTCAGGGTCTGCGTCGGTGTCTGCGTCGGGGTTTTCCGGGTCAACGTCTGGGCCAGGGTCAGCCGCTGCTGCGGGCTGCTCGTCGTCATCGGTGGGGGTGAAATCGTCGCCGCGATCCACGGTACCCGTGCCACCGGCGTCTGCGCCGTCGCCGCCCATGGGGGCCATGTACCGGGAGAGGAGTTGCTTCAGGAGGGGGTTCATGCTTTGCCTTTCTGCGGTTGTGGTTTCTGTGCAGCCGCCGCTATCTGAGCACTGCGCTCCGCGCGTCGGTCTGCCTGTTCCACAGCCATCTGTTGGGCCTGGAGGCGCAGCTGGTTGTCCTGTTGTTCGCGCTTGAGCCCGAACTCCATGAACTTGAGCTGCGTATCCCGGTCGAGCTGGCGCTCTTTGATGGATGCTTCATGCTCGGCCTGGGCGGCTTTTGTCTCCGCTTCGGCCATCTTTGCCTGCCCCGAGCCATCGTCCGGCTCGCCTTGGGCAGCAATCTGGGTGTTGACCACGGTCTCCTGGGTCTTTGCCTGCTTGAGGCCGGCGTCGGCGTGCTTCGCAGCGGCTTCGCCTTCCAGTTTCGAGGTCTCCGCCTCCTGGGCGCGACGCTGCAGCTCGGCGGCAGCCTGGGCCTCGGGGCTGGACTTGTCGCCCTCCATCTGGCGTATGACTTCCTTCTTGTTCATCAGGCGGCTAGAGTCGATCAGCACGCTGTCTGGAATCGCTACGCCCATCTCGCGCAGGGCCACGGCCTGCTCAAACTGGCTGTCTTCCAGGGTCTCGCGCACGGGGACGGAGCTCACCACGACGTCATACTCGCCCAGGGTCAGGTCGTTGACGATCTCGCCCTCGGCGGTGGCCTGGTTCACGGCAAAGCTCTCGGTATCGCCCGTGGCCTGGTTGTGGGTGATCGTGAGCAGGCGCTCCTCTGTGTAGAACGTCTGCACGAGGTCCAGCACGTTGCGGGCCAGGATGTGATCGGTGCGTGTCAGGCTGTCCAGGGGCTTGGCCAGGTTCGTGCTGCCGGCCTGGCGCTTGGCCTGGATGGCCTTGGCGGCCACGTCCTCGCGGTCAAAGCCCTGCATGGAGTCGCTGACCCCGGAGATCGTCTTGATGTGCTCCTCGGCCTTGTAGCTGAGGCGGTCCAGGCCGGACGGCACGGCGTTGGGCTGGATTTTCTGGAGGTCTTTGTCGGGGTCGCCGTTGACCTCGACGACGAGGCCGGTCTGGGCGCCCTTCTCTTCCAGCTCTTCGACGGTCATGTTCGTGAGAGCCCCAGCCCGCACCTTCCAGCCGCTGTTCGCTGTCGTGTTTATGGTGTGGAGCTCCTGGCTGGAGACCTTATTCAGCATCTCCTGGGGGCCCAGCAGGTTCTCAACCAGGCCCACGGTCGTGCCGCGGCGGAAGTACGGGAAGTACGGCACCACGGAGAAGTGCTTGTACGGGCTCCACTCGTCGTGCAGGACCACGTTGTCGGCGATGACGGTCCACCGGATGCGGCTGACCAGCTTGGTGATCACCTGAAAGCCGAACTTCTCGGTCATCATGGCGACCCGGTTACGGTCCCACTCCGCGGGTACCGGGCGCATGTCACCGTCGGGGCTCACGAAGAACTTCTGGCGGTCGAGCATGCGGTACTGACGGTCGATCAGGCGGATGTTGCGCAGGACGTTGGTCTGGTCGTGGTCGCCGTTGTAGACCGGGTTGAATCGGTCACCGAAGCGGTCACGGTACGCCTGGATCGAGTCGTGGCCGTATGGGAAATAGCTCTGGTCGCGGTTGCGGAGATAGTCGGCATCCGCTTTGTTGTAGAGGACGGCGATGTCGTCAGCCGTGACCCACTTCGTCGTGAACACTTCGTTCCAGGTGTCAGGGTCGTAGTTTTCAGCGTCGGGGTCTGGGATGACGTTCTTCGGGTTCAGGGTCTCGATGCGGACCTCGCCCTGCATGCTGTCGCCGTAGTCGATGCGGACATCCAGGTAGCCGCGGCTGGTGATGACGCCATCGGCGAACATATCGCTGCGAAGCCAGTCGAGCTTGTTGTTGTCGCTGATCTGTTTGAAGACTTTGGACAGCACGTCGGCCGTCTCAGCTGGTGCACCGGAACGCGGGCGAAAGCCAATTTCGGCCCGATTGAAAATCTGCTCGCCCATCACGTTGCTGATGGTGGAGATGATCTTGTTGATCGTCAGTGCGGGTCTGCGCACCTCCGCGAGCCTGGCCTTATCGGCCGCATCCCACTGGTCACCCCGGAAAAAGGCGTCGCATTTCTCGGCCTTCTGGACGTAGGTGGCGTGTCCGTTGTCGCGTACCCAACAATAGCGAGTCCACTGCTTCGTAGCGAGTTCGGTGTTTATGGGCATGGTGTTACGGGAAAGTTTTGAGCTTGTAGAGCGTGCGCAATGTCAGCTCCTCGATCTCGGCCAGGATCGTTTCTTTGGTCTTGTTGGAGCCGTCCTCAGCCAGCTCCACCCGGACCAACTCCAGGTAGTCCTGGAGCACGCTGACCGCTTCGCCGCGTGGGGGTACGAGGCTGGGGTAGGAGACGGCACCGGCCTCGGCCATGTGAATCTCGGCGTAGCGGTCGACGAGGTCGACCAACGCTTCGTAGAAGTCGGCCAGCGCGACGTGGCGGGCGTACGAGTTGGCGGTGAGGTGGAGGATGTGCGCGGCGGTGCGCACGGCGAGGCTCTGGGCGACGAACTTGGGGCAGCTCATGACGTGCCGCCCTCGTGATGAAAGCCAGCTACGCGGCCATGTGGCCCGCGCCGCTGCCGTTCAATCTGAGCTTGTCCTTCCACGATTTGAGTCCCTTCGCTTGCTGATCGCGTGGCGGCTCGCGCCCGACCACCATAGATGCCATCCAGGCAAGCGCGTCGACCTGATCGTCGTGCACGCCAGCCGGGAACCGAAGCATCTCCGTGCGAGCGGTGTCGTACCACTCAGCACCATCAGCGAAGCTCACCATCCCCTGCTGCATCCGCCCCTGCAATGGTCTTGCGCGGGCCAGCTTGTCGGTGATGGGTTTTAGGAGCTGGATCGAAGGGTAGAACTGCCGCTCCCTCATCCGCTTCTTGAGAAGCGACTCGATGGCGCGGAAAATCTGACCATCTTCGACACCCAGCACTAGGGTTGGACTATACCATTTCTGACAAAGATTCAAGATGGAATCAACGATGAACATGCCGTCGCCCGACTTGAACCGCACCATATCAGCGACGTGCACGCGGTCGTCGGCATCCTGCAGCCCGACGACCCCGACGGTGTAGTCGTTCTGCTTTTTCTCGCTGATGGCGAAGTCGAACGCCACAAACACGTTGGCGCGGCGCACCGGGGGCGGCGGGCCGCGGCGAAACTGGTCCTTGGTGAAGTACGCGCCGTCGTCTGGTACGGGGTTCTGCTGGTACAGGGCCGCCCAGAAGCGGCTCGGGATCGTCTTCTTGATCCGGTTGAGCTTGACCAGGTCGTACCGCTCAGGGTGCAGGGGTTCGCCCCGGGTTCGGATCAGCGTGTAGGAGCCGAGGGCCTGGGTTTCTGGCGAGACGTCGTACTCGATGAGGTCGGTCGTCGCGTTCAGGTACTCATCGGCTTCGGCCACAGCGGGGTACTTGACGAGCTCGAACTGGTCGGCCTCATCGTCGCTGGCCATGGCGACCTGCAGGCGACCGGCTAGGTCGTCGTCATGCCACCAGGTCTGAATGACCAGCACACCACCGCCAG